CTGAAGAGTTTGTTGATGAGATGCGTGCGCGGTACGGCGAGGATAGCAACGCGTTTCGCATTCGTGTGCTTGGCGAGTTTCCCATGGCGGATGACGACACGATTATTCCGTTTCACTTGGTTGAGAGCGCTATTCGTCGTGACATTGAGGTGACGCCAGACGAGAAGCCTATATGGGGCTTGGACGTGGCTAGGTTTGGTGCGGACAAGACTGCGCTGTGTAAGCGGTATGGCAATGTTGTGACTGAGATTACGTCGTGGCAGGGCTTGGATTTGATGCAGACTGTTGGCCGTGTGATGGCCGAATACGAAGGCTTATCGCCTTCTATGCGGCCAAAGGAGATACTTGTTGACAGTATTGGCGTTGGCGGCGGCGTTGTTGACAGATTGCGTGAGCTTGGCGCTCCTGTGCGTGGAATTAATGTTGGCGAGGCTCCTGCCATGGGCAGCACATACATGAACTTGCGCGCAGAACTTTGGTTTAAAGCAAAGGGTTGGCTAGAAGATAGGTCGTGCAAGCTACCGAATGACGATCAATTGCTGGCAGAGCTAACGTCGATACGTTATGGATTTACGCCCGGCGGCAAGATGAAAGCTGAGAGTAAAGATGAGATGCGCAAGCGTGGGTTAAGGTCTCCTGACCTTGCTGACGCGTTATGCCTGACAATGGCTAGCGATGCTGCAACTGCACTGTCAGGCTCTATGTCTAGCTGGACGCAGTCGCTCAAACGCAACTTAAAAGGTATCGCATGAAACAAGTTCCGTTTCACAAGCTGTCACCCAAGATGAAAAATATCCGTATGAACCAGTGGATTAAAACGTATATTGGCAAGGGGTTGAGCTTGGAGGATGCGCAGTACGCTGCAAGGTGGCGTGCTGGCCATTGGAAGCTAAACCACCGTATGCAGAAGGTTATGGATGATTTAGGCGAACTGTGATATTGCGGGGAATACCCCCTGCATAGCCTTTGTCAAATAAATGTGCTAATGTGCAGAAAAATGAGGATTGATGACATGACACCATGTAAAGGTTGCCCCACCCCCGCCGCTTGCAAACGCGCTGGCACTTGCCTGTCAAAGAAATACGGGAAGTAAGTTATGGGCATTTTTGATTTTCTATCCGACTTATCAAAAGCGCGCACAAAAGATGAGCTTGGCCTTGGCGGAATGAGGTCACTTCTTGGCACGCGCGGTGCTGCTCCGGACAGCAAACGCGGTGAAGAGATGATGCGCCGCACCTCAACTGATAATCTGCCGGGCTACTTTGATCCAGAGACACGCGAGTATGTGCCTTGGTATGTTGACTTGTTTGACGGCGGTGGCTTGAACAAGTCAGAAGGTTTGCTTGCCAACGACGCGCAAAAAACGCCTTCTGCCGTTGATATGTTAAAAACAAACGGCGCTCCTGTTCAGCGCGCGTCCCAGATGGCACCGGGTTCACTTGAGCCGTTTGGCGGCGCTGGTCCAAATATTCCTGAAGGACCGCTAGGCCCGTTTGGCGGTGCAGGCCCACGCATTGCCAACGGCGACCCACGCAACCTTGGTGGCTCTGAGGGTTATGGTCAAACTGGCGTAAGTCCGCTTGATCCGTTTGGAGGCGCAGGCCCACGCATTGCACCGCAGCAGGCTCCGGCCCCGGCTCCAGCTCCACAACAAGCCCCAGCACAGGCGCCATTTACTCCGGGCTATGAAGACACACCACGCTTGAGCGAAATGCAGTCGCCCATGATGCAGCACCCTGCGTTTCCGCAGTTTGTTGACATCATGAAGAGCATGGGCAACGAGTCTGTATTGCAAAACCCAGAACAAGCCTCATTTGTATTTAACAATTATCTCAAGCAGATAGGTTACAATTAATGGCAATCACAACTTACGCAGAGCTGCAATCTAACGTCACGGATTTTCTTAACCGTGATGACTTGGCATCAATTGCCCCGACATTTATTTCGTTGGCTGAAGCTGACATGCAGCGTCAGGTGCGTCACTGGCGGCAAGAGAAGCGCAGCACTGCGGAGCTTGACACGCAGTACAGCGCAATCCCTGCTGACTTTCTTGAGGCCATTCGGTTTTACATTACGTCAGGCGAGTCACGCCCGCTTGAATTAATTAGCCAGTTTCAGTTACTTGACCGCAAGTACAATAGGTCTAACACCAGCGGTGAGCCAGCCTACTATGCGATTACTGCTGGTGAGATTGAGATCTTTCCTGCGCCTGCTGGCACTTACACTGCCGAGCTGTATTACAACGCGCGCATTGAGCCACTGTCTGACAGCAACACGTCCAACTGGATGCTGCAATACTTCCCTGACGCATATTTGTATGGCTCGCTTATACACTCCGCGCCATACCTCAAAGATGATGCGCGCTTGCAAATCTGGGCGGCTTTGTATCAAAGCGCGATTGATGCTATAAATATGTCAGGTGAAAAAGCTAAATTTGGCGGATCAGGCCGTCGCATGAAAATAAGGGCTTATTAAAATGAGTTTTTCAAACACATTCGAGACCACAGTTTTAACTTGGGTCTTTACGACAAGCAGCGCAACCCGCCCGACTGAGTGGCATATTGCACTTTACACTGCGTCGCCATCTGATCCCGGCGGCGGAACTGAAGTTACTGGCGGCGGTTATGCGCGTCAGGCTGTTACGTTTACTGTTTCCGGCAACACTGCCTCGAACACTGCTGCGATTGAGTGGCCAGTTGCCACAGCGGGTTATGGCACGGTGACTGACGTTGGCGTGTTTGACGCGTCCTCTGGCGGCAACTTGATTGCTTACGCGGCTTTGACCACAAGCAAGGCGATTGACACGGGCGACGTATTTAGGCTCCCGGCGGGTGATCTTGACGTTACGCTTGACTAATGGCTGAGTATCGTTCTGGCTACGGCAGGGCTACATACGGCTCGTATAACTACGGGCTTGATGGCTTTGTCACTGACGGCGCTGGCACGATTATTGTCACGACAACGACTGCTGCGGCTTCGGTTCGTGTTAGGTTAGACGCATCTATCGTTGTGAGCGTGTCTACGACCTCGTCAGAGGCCGTTAGAGTGCGTGAAGCGTCTGCGTCCAGCACGACATCCACAACGACGACTTCCGCCGCCCAGCGCGTGCGTGAGAGCGATGCAGCGTCAACCTGCGCCTCAACTACGTCAGCTGACTGCAACCGTGTTCGCACAGCAGATGGCTCAATTGCCGCTGCGTCAACTACCAGCGCTGACATAGTTCGCGTGAGGCCGACCTCGGCTGCAACATCTGCCGCGTGCAGCACGTCGGCCAGCGCTGAGGCGATATACATTAGCAGCGCTGACATTGCCTGCGTTCTAACATCTGTAGCAACGTGCAACCGCGTTCAGTCGGGCGGTGCTTTGATTAGCACTCTTCTGAGTACGACGTGCAATGCTGTTAAGAAGTGGGAGCCAATCCCTGACACACCTGAAGTTTGGACTGGTGTTGATCCGTCTAGCAAAGTGTGGCAAGATGCAGGCAGCACGCCAGAAAGCTGGTCGGCTGTTCCCCCTACATCAACGGACTGGACACCCGCCTCGGCTTCAAGCGAAACTTGGGCTAACGCCGCATAGGAGAATATCATGGCTGATACAACGACCACAGCATATGGCTTAACGAAGCCAGAAATCGGTGCATCTGAGGATACTTGGGGCGAAAAGATCAACACTGATCTTGATACGCTTGACACGGTTGTAAATGCGATTGGCGGTAAAACTGCTGCTGGTACGTTGTCCTATGCAGATAGCGCAAAGCTGGCGACGACTGCCACGGGTGTGGATGTGACTGGGACAGTCACGATGGACGGCGGTTCTACATCTGCCGACTTTACCTTCGGCGACAACGACAAAGCCATATTCGGCGCTGGGTCTGACCTCCAGATTTATCATGATGGGTCTGATAGTTTTATTGATGATGCAGGAACAGGAAGGTTACATCTCAGAGGTAACGATCAAGTAACGCTCGGAAAGTACACTGGCGAGAATATGGTTGTAGCAGTCGCTGACGGTCAAGTGGAGCTTTACTACGACAACGTAACAAAACTCGCCACCACCAGCACAGGTGTTGACGTAACTGGCACTGTGACGGCTGATGGGATTGCTTTAGGTGACAATCAGGTAGCCACATTTGGTGCTGGCAATGATTTAAAAATCTGGCACGATGGTTCTAATTCTTACATCAAGGACCACGATGCTGGGAATCTATTTATCCAAGGTTCCCTTACAGTAACTATTGAAGATGTCAGTGGAAACAACATGGCGGTCTTTAATGACGGAGGTTCGGTTGATTTATATTATGGGGCAACAACCAGACTCGCCACCAGCAGCTCAGGTGTAGACATCACAGGGACAGCCGTAACAGATGGTTTAACCGTAGCTGGCAACGTGTCAGTCGATGGCGCCACAATCAAGCTGGACGGGAATTATCCTGTTGGGTCAGGCAACGTGGCGTTGGGTGATGCTGCGCTGGATGATGGTAGTTTGTCTGGTAGTTACAATACTGCTATAGGCTCAAATTCCTTAACGGCTAATACAACTGGCTATAACAATACGGCAAATGGGGCATATGCACTAGGGTTAAACACTACGGGTTCCTTGAATGTTGCTGTCGGTGATAGTGCTTTATACTATAACACAACAGGGGGAACCAATACAGCTTTAGGTCGTCAAGCCCTCTACTCCAACACCACCGCAGC